TTTTTATCCAGGAAATTCAGCTCCTGTTGGTAATAAGATAAAATCCAATGAAATAAATTCTGCTGTTCTAGTTGGTTGAATATAAATTTGACCTACTAATTGATTTTGGTCAATTACTGCGGGTCCATTATTTGAATCATCCATTATTATTTTATAAGCATATAATCCTTGTTTTTGTTGGATACCTTCTAAGAATGGAGTTACTCTAGCTACAAATGAATTTCTTGTTGCTATTGTATTTTGTTCAAATACTACTGTATCTGCAATTTGACGAATATAATTTTTCATTTCAATCATCAAACGTCTTACGTTTACACGGTCAAGAGCCGATGCTTGTTTTTGTAATGTTTTTTGTCCAAATACTACAACACCATTTTTAGGTAATGTAGCTAATGGGTTAACGTTATTACTATATAATGAATCTTTATTAGCTTGAGTTAATTTAAATTGAGCTTGTAATACTGTAGATAATCCACCACGATTTATTCCTGCTGGTGCAAACCAAGGTGCAGATACTTTATCATTGAAAGCATATACTCCAGGAATTACAGTTGAAGCAGGTACCCATACTTGTTTCCCTGTTGCAGGATCAACTATACGAACCCAAGGCCAATACGAAGCAGCATATGATGTGTTTCTAGTTTGTGCTTGCGTTATAGTAGTTGCAACTGTGCCATTATAATCGATTAGATCTAGCACATATAAATTATCTCCTCTATTTTGTGTATTTGAAATAATTGTAGATACTGTGGAGGTATGTTTGTCGTTTAATAAACCTGGGGTAAATAATAGATTAAATTGGTATGCTTCTTTATTTCCGAATAAAGCAACCATTTTATCATAATCTGATGCTACTAATCCCTGAGTTATTGTTGATATATTATCATACATTGATGCTCCTACATTTGGGGCAACTGTACCTGTAGCTGTACTAAAAGAACTACTTTGATTTAGTGGTAAATATCCAGGATATAAATTATTAGCAAGAGTTCCGTTTGAATTTAGATAACTAGGGGTTGTATAGGTAATGGATTTAACTCGTACATATCTTGAAATATTTGGATAAGTTCCAGATAATTCCATTTGATTATTTGCTGAACTGTATAATAATGTTTGATCACCGATTACTAAAGAAATAAAACGATCTGAATTTGGGTCTAAATTAACTCCATTAAATGATTCAAGTATATTTTTATTATTTGTTGTATCGTTTCCTTGTCTAACTAATACATTAAATGTACCTGATCCTGTATTTAAATTAGTAATTTCAACTCGTACATTATCTTTTGAACCACTAGCTAAAGCTCCAGACACTTCTGATCCAGAATTATTCATAATAATTCCTTGTGAAATTGTTTCTAAAGTAAAGGATGTTATATTAGTACCACCGGTAAAAAATGTGGTTGTAGAACCAGATGTTACAAAATATGAATTTCCTGTTAATCCGTTAGAAGTTGTTGAAGTTAATACTAAACTTGGACTAGAATTACTTGAGCTTATAAATTGTAAAGAAGCACTATAAGGGGCTATTGAACTACTAAATGCTAAAATTGCAGAAGAAGTAGCTACATAAGATGCTAATGTTGAATTAGCAAATGAACTTGTTGAAATGTAAATTGTAGTTGCTGTGTTTGCCGGTAAAGGTAAAGAACTTGTATAAACTAAATTAATACCGTTTATGTTTAATGATTGAGATGGGTAATTTATTACATTAGTACCACCAGTATAATATGTTGTTGTAGAACCAGATGTTACAAAATATGAATTTCCTGCTATTCCCGCAATACTTGCAGATAATATCATATTAGGAGTAGAAAATGAAGCACTACTATTAATAGTTGTATTTGTATATAAATTGGTTGGGTTTGAGGGGATTACACCGGAAGATGTAGCATTATTGTATACGTTTTGAACTGATGATCCGGAAAGGATTACATTTACTCCATTAAAAGAAGCAGTATATGCTGTTATAGCGGCACTTGTTAAATTAAGTGATAAAGATGATGTGGTTAATGCTATTGAGGATGTTGTAAGTTGTGATACACTTGCAGAAATATATGTTAAATTTACACTTGTTGTAGCAGCTGTTAATGATGTTTCTGTGATAAGTGGTGATGTTGCAGAAGTATATGATCCACTTGCTACTCTAGCTACTAATAATGAAGATCCTCCATAATTAAAGTAATTATATGCTGCAATTGAGGTTAAATATGAATAATTTATTCCTCCACTTACAAATGAATCTCCAAATAATGATGTATATTGTGAGTATGAAGTTACTAATGTTGGTACTTCAAAAGGACCTTTAACTGTTGGGCCTATAATAGCGGCTCCTGCTTGTACAGGTTGTCCTGTCAAAAATGTTTGATCTAATTCATTAGTAGTTACACCTGGTGATACTGTAAAGTTTGCCATTTTATTTTTTTATTATAAATATTGATTTTTTTATTAAAGTATACTACTAAGCAGGAAATACTGCACCTGTAGGTAAAATATTAAAATCTAAAAGGATAAATTCAATTGTTTTAGTAGGTTGTAAATAAATTTGACCTACTAATTGGTTTTGATCTACAACAGATGGTGGATTATTTGATTCATCCATAATTACTTTAAAACTAGTTAAACCTTGTTGTTGTTGAATAGATGATAAATAAGGATTAATTATTGCTAATAATTCACTTCGTGTATTTGCATCGTTTTGTTCAAATACAAATGTATCTGCTACTTGGGATATATAATTTTTTAACTCAATTAGTAAACGTCTTACATTTACACGGTCTAATGCACTTTTTTTCTTTTGTAATGTTTTTTGTCCAAATACTACAATACCTGCACCCGGAAAGGTTGCTATCGGATTTACATTTGATTGATATAAAGTATCTCTATTCCCTTGAGTTAAAATACGTTCAGCTTGGATAACAGTTGGTAAAATACCTCTGTTTATACCAGCTGGTGCAAACCAAGGTGCCGCAACACTATCATTAAAAGCATATACACTAGGAATCATTGTTGAAGCGGGAACCCAAACTTGATTTCCTGTGTTAGGATCAACAGTTTTTAACCAAGGCCAATAAGTAGCCATATATGGTGTATTATATGAGGATACTGTTGAAGTCACAGTGCTTATTGTAGCATTATATGGAACTAAATCTATAATAGCTATAGCATCTCCTCTTTCTTGTACAGTGGTTTGGATTTGTGTAATAGCAGCAAAACTAGAATTACCCGCAGAATTGTGGGAACTTATTAATCCAGGAGCAACTAATATATTGTATTTATATGCATCTTTATTTGCTAATAAAGAAATGGATTCAGTATATGCATTTGCTGTAAGGCCTTGTATGTTAGTTGATGTTATATTTTCATAATAATTACCGGCTACCGAAGGAATATTAGTTCCTTTAGCTGATCCAAAAGTTCCACTTGAGGCTGAGGGGAGTGATCCAGTAAATTGAGGTTTAAAAACTCCATTATTATCTAAATAATTGGGAGTAGTTTGGTTAACTTGTTTAACTCTAATGATTGAGGAATTATTTAAATAACTTCCACTCATTTGAATATAGTATTCTCCATTGTCTGAGCGAATAGTTTCAACTTGATTCCCTATTACCTTTTCAATATAATTTGAATCAAAAGGATCTAATGATAATGGACCCCAACTTTCTACAACTGATTGATTAATATCTGAGTCATTTCCTTGTCTGATAAGTAATGAAAAAGTTCCATCATTTATGTTTGGTGATGAGGTTTGCCATCTAAAATTATTTGCTGAGCCACTTAGTAATATTCCAAATGAGCCTGTAGGGCCCGTGCTGTTCATTATTATTCCCTCAGATAAAGTTTCTAGTATAAAAGGAGAAGTATTATAAGGAGAACCTGCAGAATAAGCTGATGATGAAATAAAGGAAGAGGTAGCAGGAGTCCAATCTGTAGTTGTACTTCCACTTACTACCCGAGTAACAAGTAATGTATTTCCTCCACTATTAAAATAATTATATGCTGCAATAGAGGTAAAATATGTGTAAGTTTGGCTACCACTTAAAAATGTAGAGCCAAATTTATTTAAATAATCACTATAAGTAGTACATAAAACGGGAATGCCAACTTTACCTTTTGGTGTTGGGCCTATAATAGCGGCACCAGCTTGTACAGGTTGTTGTGTTATAAATGATTGATCATTTTCTATAGCTAATACACCAGGGGATACGATTGTTTCTGCCATTTGTTATAAATTATTTTTATTATAAATATGGCAAAAATTTGAATATATTAATTTAATTTAATAATTTCGCCTGTTTCTGGGTCAAGATTAAATTTTCCATATTTATCAAATAAAGATTTTGTAAATTCTTTTTCTTGATTTGATATCTCTGTTAGGTATGATTTTGCAGTTTCATATCTATTTTCAATTTGAATTTTAATTAGTGATATTTCACCTAACTCTATTACTATGGATTCTGTTTTAGTTTGTAAGTCTTTTAATGTAGTTTTTTCTTCTTCTGTTAAAAACTTTTTTTCTGTAACTTCTTGGATAATTGGCATATTTTTTTATTTATAACGTTATGTTAATAAATATATAAATTTATTTTCCTTGAGCCACATATGGTTTAACATAATTTTTACTATTTTTACTTTTGCTATATTTTGTTTTAGCATGAACCCCTGGTCTTTTTACCTTAGGTTTTCTTACAAATGAAATTGTTGCTTGTGATTTTGCTTTTGCTGCCATTTTATTATAAATATTAAACGTTAAATATATTTTATTATGCTAGTGAACCTGATCTCCATGCACCCGCCATCCATACATAGAATCTATGGTTTCCTGTTACAGTTGCAAATACCATTTCTCCATCTGTTCCTGTCCAAGGAGGAGATGATGATTGAGTAGTTGGTAATATAATTGAGCCGGACATTCTAACTTTAAATGCATCTTTACGAGCAGATGATGTACCATTACCAACAATCATTAATGAAGTAGAATCTCCTTGAGTATTATATTGTCCTTGCACGTGCTGATATGATCCTGATGCTACTGTATTAAATCCTTCTGCGTGTGAAGCTACTCCGGTTGATGTTGTACCATAACCTTCTGCGTGTGAATATGATCCTGATGCTATTGTAAAATATCCTTCTGCGTGTGAACCAGTTCCAGTGGCAATTGTATTCCAACCTTCTGCATGTGAGTAATGTCCATAGGTTTGTGTATATGCACCTTCTGCATGTGAATTTCCTCCTATTGTGGTAGTACTATATCCTTCTGCATGTGAGTAATGTCCATAGGTTTGTGTAGATGCACCTTCTGCGTGTGAATATGATCCTGATGCTTCTGTAGCAAAACCTTCTGCGTGTGAAGCAAATCCGTATGCAGTTGTTGAATTGCCTTCTGCGTGTGAATATGATCCTGAAGCTGCTACGGTTAATCCCTGAGCATAAGCAAATAATCCGGATGCTTCTGAAGATTGTCCTTGGTTTAGAGTTCCTTGTATTAAAATTGGTCCTGTAACCCCTAAACTACCTGTTATTAAAGCAGAACCAGTAAATGGAAATGCTGCACCACTACTTCCGGTATTAACGGTGATTGGGAACGTTGTACCATTACCTTTAGTAAATGTAATTGTATTTGAGGATATAGATGCTGTTACTATGGCATTTGGAGTAAAGGATGCGGTTGAAGCAAATGAAGCAGTTCCTAAAAGTGAACCTGTAAACCCTGCAGTTGAAATAACGCTTCCTGTAATTTGTACTTGAGAGCCTGAAGCAAAAATTAAGTTTGATCTAGCATTGTCTGATGTACCATTTCCTACTATAAAAGCACTTTGTGCTGAAGAGGAGAGGTTGTATTGACCTTGTACGTGTTGATATGATCCTGATGCTACTGTATTAAATCCTTCTGCGTGTGAAGCTTGTCCGGTTGCTGTTGTAGTGGACCCTTCTGCGTGAGAATAATCTCCTATTGCATATACGTTTATCCCTTGAGCATAGGAAAATAATCCGGTTGCTAAAGATGCAGTTGCTTGATTGAATGATCCAGTAAGACCTTGAGAACCACTATTAAATAATAAACTATCAGTTATATTAATAAGATTATTTCTTACATCTGCTGCAGAAATGTCTCCGGATGTATTATCATTTATCTGAGAGTTAATGTTTGATTGTAATGTTGTTTTATTTTGTTGTGACATTTTATATTTTTATTTTATATTTATATTTAATAATTTAACTAATTCTAAAAGCATTAGAAAAAGCATTAGAATACTCTCCTAGAGTTGGTGTAAATGTGATAAAGGGTATTAATGGTGAAATTGATGTTACTGTTTCTATTCCTATTATAACTTGAGATTTACTGTTATATTTTTTAATTGCTGTTAATTCTTTTTGGATTGTGTCCGGTACTACATATCCAAATAATTTAATAGAAAATGTTCCTTTTACAATTCTATTTGTATTATCTGTAATTTCTACAGTGGTTGCATACGAATCAATAGATGCTTTAAATTTAAAACGTTCTGGGTCGCCCCAATATGAATCTGAGGCATAGTTAACAGCCTCAATT